CCGCGAACGCCTCGTCCATCACCTACGACGACCTCGTGAACCTCGTTCACGCGGTCGACGAGGCGTACTGGCCCCGGGCGGCGTTCCAGATGAACCGTGCGACGCTCGGCGCCGTGCGGAAGCTGAAGGACGCCGACAACCGGCCCCTGTGGGAGCCCTCGATGCAGGCGGGCGTGCCGTCGACGATCCTCGGACACCCGGTCGTGGTGAACGCCGAGATCGCCAACATCGGCACGGGCAACCGCTCGGTGGTCTTCGCGGACCACTCCGAGGCCTACGTGGTGCGCGAGGTCAACGGCCTCGTGGTGCTGCGTCTCGACGAGCGGTACGCCGACGCCCTGCAGGTGGGCTTCATCGCCTTCCACCGGGCCGACGGCACGGTGAACGTCTCGGCCGCGAGCCGGGTCCTGCTTCACCCCTGAGCTGACGCTCATTCGCTGGCTTGGCTGGCTCTGGTCCTGGTCCTGGTGGCCAGGACCGGGGCCCGTCATGCCCTGATCCTGGAGGACACTATGCGAACCTGGCACCAGAACAGCATCGAGGCGACGGCCCAGCGCGTCGCGCCTGACCAGGTCGAGGACGCCACGCCCCACGTCGAGGACGCCGTAGAGCCGGTGTCCGAGCCGGAGGCCGAGGCCGAGCCCAAGGCGCGGCCGAAGCGGCGTCGGGCCCCGCAAGTCGAGGTCCGATGAAGACGTGGCGCACGACCATCGGCACCGTCGGGCGCGTGCGCCGCACCTTCTACCCGCTCGGGTCCGAGGCGGCGAGTGACCCTGACGCCACCCCGAGCGTGAGCGTCACACGCCATGACGGGACGAGCGTCTCGGGCGTGAGCGTGGCGAGCCTCGGGTCCGGCGTCTACGAGGCGTCGGTCCCGGCCCAGACGTCCCTCGACCGACTGAGCGTGAGGTGGGACGCGACCTATTCCGGGGCCGCACAGCGCCACTTCGACGTGCTCGACGTGGCGGGGGCCAGGTGGTTCGACCTGGCGACGTTGCGGGCCCAGCAGGGGCTCAGCAACACCTCGACGTTTCCGCTCCCGCTCCTGGAGAGCGCCCGGGTGGCGGCCGAGGACTTCTGCGAGGCGGTCCTGGGCATCGCGCAGGTCCCGCGCCTCGTGCGCTGGTCCGGGCCATGGGACGGTACGGCCGAGCGGGCCTGGGTCCGGCCTGTCCCGGTCCGCAAGGTGCGCCGGGCCCTGGTCGACGACGACGTCAAGGACGTGACGGACTGGAAGGGGGCGGGCGCCTGGATCGCGTTGCCTGCTCCCGTGCCCGGGACCCGGGCCGAGGTGTGGTACGAGGCGGGCCTCGACGCACCACCGGCCGACCTGGCCCAGGCCTGCCTCATGCTGGCCCGGCACCTCGTGCTGGGCTCGACGAGCTCCGTCCCGGACCGGGCCCGGAGCCTGACGACCGAGGTCGGCACGTTCCACCTGAACGTGGCGAGCGAGCAGAGTCCGACGGGCCTTCCCGAGGTGGACGCCACCCTGGTCCGGCACCGGGACCGTAGGCCGGTGATCGCATGAGCACCTCGTCTCGTGTCGTCACGGTCAGGGACCGCCTCGTGACGCTGCTCAGCGGGGCCCTGCCCGACACGTTCGTGACCCGGGCCTTCAACCCGGACCAGCAGCGTGACGAGGTGGTCATGCTCGGTGACGTGCGGAACGGGCGTCACGAGATCCCGACGATGCGGGCCGGGCGTAAGAGCCGGGACGAGAGCTTCGACGTGGAGGTGCTCGTCCTGGTGCAGCGTTCCGGTGAGGATTCCGGCCCCGCAGAGTCCCGGGCCATGGACCTCATGGCCGAGCTGGAGGACGTGCTGGCCGAGGATCCGACACTCAGTCTCGGGGACCCCACGCTCCGGGCCACCCTCGCGGAGTTCGACCTGCGGGTCGGGGCGGATGGGCACCGAACCTGGAGTGTCTACATGACCGTTGTCGTGCACGTGGAGGTGCGCTTGACATGACCAACAGCAAGAAACCCCGCACCGCTCGGGTGCGGTACGTCGGGCCCGCAGAGCGCGTATACGTGCCCGTGCTCGACCTCGAAGTGGACCGCGGCGAGCCCGTCGAGGTCCCGGTACACATCGCCCAGGACTTGTGCGCCCAGCACGAGACCTGGGACATCGTCTCAGAACAGGAGGAATAAATCATGCCTTTGGCGTCCGGGATGGCGGCTCAGTTCGGCTTGGCCGAAGAGTCGTCCTACGGAACGATCACCACGCCGAACCGGTTCTATGAGCTGGTCTCGGAATCCATCAAAGCGGAGCGGGAGCGGATCAACAGCTCGGCCATCCGGCCCGGGCGTCGGGTCCTGCATCGCTGGGCCCCGGGCATCGTGAAGGTGAGCGGCGAAGTGGAGCTGGAACTGCCGAACCGCTACATGTCCGTGCTCCTGAAGCACATGTTCGGGTCCCTGAACATCACGGGGTCCGGGCCCTACACGCACACCGCGACGCCCGGCGACCTGGCCGGTAAGAGCCTGACGGTGCAGGTGGGACGCCCCGACATCGGGGGTACTGTGCGGCCCTTCACCTACCCCGGGTGCAAGGTCTCGGAGTGGAGCATCAAGGCCAGCGTCAACGAATACGCGCAGCTCTCGCTCTCCCTCGTGGGACGCGATGAGACGACGGCGACGTCCCTGGCCACGGCCTCGTACCCGTCGGACCTGTCGCCCTTCGTGTTCACGCACGCCTCGCTCACCGTCGCCTCGTCCTCGTTCCCCGTCAAGGAGATCGAGATCTCCGGGAACAACGGCTTGGCCGATGACCGGCGCTACCTCGTCGGTGCGAACTCGGGCCTCATCTCCGAGCCCCTGGAGGCGGCCGTGCGCGAGTACACCGGGTCCTTCAAGGCCGACTTCACGGACTTGACGGCCTACAACCGCTTCGTGAACGGCACCGAGGCGGCCTTGGAGCTGACCTTCAACGCCGGGGCGAGCTCGCAGCTGGTCATCACGTGCAACGTGCGGTTCGACGGCGAGACGCCGAACGTCGAGGGGCACGAGTTGCTCGAACTCTCGCAACCCTTCGTGTGCGTGCACTCGTCGAGTGACGCCTCGGCGATCACGGCCGTACTCACCACGAGCGAAGCGACGTCATGATCGGGCCCCGCGGCCTTCGGGCCCGGGGCACCATGTCCTGGCCGGACGTCCGGTCCTTCGACCGGCAGTTCGTCCGGGAGATGGCGGCCGCGAACCGGAAACTATCGGAGGCCGGTGCCCTGTCGGCCAGGGGCGAAGCCCCGAAGCTCTCAGGACGCCTGGCCGCCTCCATCCGGCCACACCGTGGCCGGTGGTACAAGGCCGAGATCAAGGCCGGTGGGAAGCGGCTGCCCTATGCGGGCCCAATCCACTACGGCTGGCCGAAGCGCAACATCGAACCCAACCTCTTCTTGGAACGTGGTGCCGAGCGAATTCGGAACCGGGCCAAGAAGGACTACATCCGGGCTGTGGAGCGAGCTGCACAGAGCGCCATGGCCCGGAACCTTGTCGAGCAAGTCTTCTGAGGAGGATACCGCCGTGCACACTTTCAATCCGTCGAACCTGACAGTCGGCGAGCTGGTGCTCATCGAGGACGTGGCTGGCCACGAGGCCGCCGCTGCGCTCCTCGAGGGCAACATCACGCCCAAGGCCTTGCGGGCCCTGGTGCTCGTGGCCCTGCGTCGCCAGAACCCGGACGCGACGCTGGATGACGCCGACGCCGTCGAGGTCGTCAACCTCGGCGACCTCTTCGGGTCCCCGGAGTCGCCGGACCCTACCGACGACGCCGCCTGAGCCGGTGGCGTCGGTTTGCGGTTGAGCTGGCCCGGGCCTGGGGCCTGAGCCCGCGCGAAGTCATGGACCTTGACCTGGCCACGGTGCAGGAGATGCTGGCTGTGTTGAAGGAGGAGGAGAAGGCGCGCCGTGCCTAGAGCAGACGGCACCATCCGGTTCGCCATCCTGGGCGATGCCCGGAACCTGCAGAACACGATTCAGTCCCTGGGGAAGAACTTCTCCTTCCTGAAGACGCGCCTGGCCGTGGCTGGCATCGGCATCGCCGCTGCCGGGGCGGCTGCAGGGGTGGCCCTGTTCAAGGTCGGCGAGAAGTTCGACGAGGCCTTCGACAAGATCCGGATCGGGA